GCTTCTTCGTTAACGACATCAAGAAGAACGAGTGCGTGTTAAACAACCCGTACATCCTAATAACTAACCAGGAGATCACCAACCTGGAGCACATGGTGGGCGTGTTAGGTCCTATCATCGAGAGGGGCGAGTCGTTGATGATCATAGGCCAGCTTAACTTGGCGACCATGGGCACGCTGAACAAGAACGTGTACGAGGGACGCATCAAGGCGTGTAACATCATCCCTCCGAGCATGGGCTACCGTCAGGACGAGTTGATGACAGACCTTGCCATCGCTCTTGGTGGACACTTCTTCTCGACTACTACTGGTGATAACATCGCCAACGTAAGACTAGAGGACCTAGGGCGTGCGTCCAAGGTGATCGTTGGGATGGACAAGGCCATCATCGTGCCTATGGCTGACGACAACGAGGCGCTGAAGTCTCACGTGTCTGACCTAGCCGCAAGTATACAAGACAAGACGGACCAGGAGGACATCGAGTTTACTCGTGAGCGTATCGCTAACATCTCTGGAGGCGTTGGCGTGATCTATGTCGGGGCTAACTCTGACATCGAGCAGAAGGAGCTGAAGGATAGAACGGACGACGCTGTGTTGGCCGTGAAGGCTGCCTTAGAGGAGGGTGTACTTCCAGGTGGAGGCATCGCGCTAATGAACTCAAGCAAGAACTGGCTAGAGATTGGCACTAACGTAGACTACGACTCTGCTGCATATATCATGCACGACGCAGTTATCGTGCCATTCGCTACGATCATTCGTAACGCTGGACGTGACCACATCGAGATAGGCATCAAGCTTGACGAGAGCACCACGTCTAACTACGGGTACGACGTAAAGAACGACAGGTTTGGAGATATGCTCAAGATGGGTATAATTGATCCTACGAAGGTTACACGCACAGCGTTAAAGAACGCCGTGTCTGTGGCCACCACGATACTTAGCACGAACGCAATCATTACAAATATCAGAGACTATGAAGGTTCTAAGTAAGTACATACTTGTAACTGAGATAGTTGCAAAGGAGACAACGGCTGCCAGCGGATTATTTAATACCGCAACTGCCGTGGAGAACATGAGATACCAGGAGGCCGTCGTGGTCATGCCTGGGTCTGATGTCGAGAGCGTGAAGGCTGGGGAGACTGTTGTGTACGATCGTGCGCAGGGTCACCACGTCACTATCGATAATATAACGTACAGGGTCATTCTAGAACGAGACGTTGCTGTCGTGCTCTGATTTCTGAGTTAAAGTTTAGTATGGCTATTGCCATTACCTTGTCTGCATACTTTCCGTCGGGTCTCATTATAGGGTTCCGACGGATAGAGACAGGGATAGGCTCCTGGTAGTTCATCTTCTTATATATGCTGTTGATCATCTTCTTTGCGGAGCTGGTCATCTCGTACATACGGGCCTCCTTCCAGGCTGGCTTTCGCCACACGTGTACGAACCCCTTATCCTTTAGAGTCTTGAACCTTGCGCGATCCCACGACATTATGTTGCAGAACTCTAGGAACTTTGTGTAGTTGAACAGGCGCTCTGAGTATAGGAAGAACAGTATGTCGAGCTCTGGTGGTGTAACGTTGTAACGCTTCGTTGCCCAGTACCTTATGACCCTCCAGTGCTTCATGTAGTCGTTCTCTGGTGACGTTCTGTACTGTATGATATACTTCTTACGATCAGCTATCCTTATCTTCTTCTTATTTATTTCCATGTAAACAAATTTATAAAAAAATTTCTTAACTTTGTACTATGATCAAAGAAAAAAAGACGGGCGAATCTTACGGAAGTAAGGAAGCTGAGATGAAGCACGAGAAGTCTGAAGGAAAGATGGAGCGCATGCAGGAGTACGGAAGTGCTAAGGGCAAGCGTGACATGGGGTTCTGTAAGGGCAAGCGTAAGTAACATGCAGGTCATAAGGTCTCACAAGGGTCTTGGCGACACTGTCGAGTTCTTGTTACAAAAGACTGGTATTGCATACGCGGTTAAGATGGCAGCTAGTTCGGTTGGAATAACTGACTGCGGATGCGATGAAAGAAGGGACGCACTTAACGAGTCGTCTATAAGTAAGATATTATATAAAAATAAGTAAAATGGCAATAGATTTAAGGGACGATAAGTTATCCGTACTAGATGAGGGTTCAACTATAAACCCAATAGCGTCTAGTATTAACTTTGCTGGTGCAGGCGTAAGTGTTGCTAGTGTAGGAGATGGTGTTACTGTTACAATCCCAGGTGGTTCAGGTGGTGTCACCGCAGTGACAGGAGTATCTCCAGTTGCATCATCTGGAGGACTTACTCCAGCTATTAGTATGCCAGCAGCGACTGGAAGTGTTGATGGTTACCTAACATCTGCCAACTGGACAACGTTCAATAACTCACTACAAAAGAATGTAAACACCACGTATACAACCAATGCAATCACGGCTGTAACGGCTGCTGAGTATGCGGCATTAACGCCAGTTGCAACTACCATCTATTTTGTTGTGTAATGAAGATAGGACTAACTAATATAGTAAGTTGTAAGATTGGTAGTACCCAGGTAAATAGGGTGTACATTGGTAGCACCCTTATATGGAGCTACTCAGCATTTGATCCAGACGCACAGTTGTTCATTACAAATGCAGGTATAACTGATACAACACAACAATCTGCAATAAATACTTTAGTTGTTTCTCTTAAAGGAAACAACATTTGGACAAAGATGAAGGCAATCTATCCATTCGTTGGAGGGACTGCATCTCAACACAAATTTAATCTTAAGACTCCGATTGATAGTGATAGTGCATATAGGCTTGTATTTAACGGAGGATGGGTACATTCTTCGACAGGCGCATTGCCAAATGGTGTTAATTCTTGGGCGAATACATTTTTGGCGCCATCATTGAATTTAACAAATAATAATTACCATATAAGCCATTACTCAAGAACGCAGCAAACAAACACTAATGCAGTAGATGTTGGTGTTTTGCAAGAGCCAATTATGATTGCCATAGACCAATATTACTCAGCGGTATCAGCAAAAGCATTTGTTGCTGGTGACTATATTTCAAATGTAATTCTTCAAAATAATACAAATACAAAAGGTTTGTTAGTTGGTTCAAGAACAAGTAATGTGAACGCAAAAATGTTCTTTAACGGAACGCAAAATGGAGCTACTTTAACAGTTAATAATACAAATGCATTACCATCATTTAATTTTTACATTAGCGCATTGAATCATGTAACTGCTGGTGGCGCATTAGATTTTTCTGCAAAAGAAACTGCATTTACTTCAATTGGAGATGGATTAACTGATATAGAAGCAGCTAACTACTACACTGCCGTACAGACTTTCCAAACTAGTTTATCTCGCCAAGTAATTTGATTATATGTCTGAATTGTTGTATATTTGTAATATGAAAAAACAATGGTCAACAATGACGCCTTTAAATGCTGAATATATATTAAGCAATTATGGTAAAAAAACTGTACAACAGATTGCTACTGATTTAAACGCTACAACGGACAGGGTTAGAAGAGTGTTAAAAATGCAAGGAGTTCAAATGATGGGTAAATCTGCGTTATATGCAAGTATAAAAGAATTAAAATTTGAATATGAAGACAGTCTTTGTAATGATTATATAAATGGAGAATCTCAGACGGAGTTAGCTAAAAAATATAATATAGGTAATGAAAAAGTTATTTTAATATTAGACAGAAATAATGTTAATAGATTAGTTGGAAGAGGAAGTGGAACTGTTTTAGCGTGGGCAAATGGAAAGAGAAAAGCTACTGGAAGAAATAAAGGAGGAACTACTGACATACACAACGCTCTGTTTAACAGATGGAAGAACAATGCTAAATTAAGAAATTATCCATTTGAAGTGTCAATAGGATATTTACAAGAGTTATTAGAAAAACAAAATTTTAAATGTGCTTATTCAAATATAAAAATGCTTTGTCCTAAAACATATAATGAAAAACGTGAAATGACATCAAGTCCTTATTTAATATCTTTAGATAGAATTGATAGTGAGTTGGGTTATATTGAAGGTAATGTTCATTTTACTTCTGTATGGGCTAATAAAGCAAAGGGTTCTTATTCACATGAAACATTTACAGAAATATTGAGTAACTTTATAAAATTATGAAAATAACAGATTTAACAACCGAACAAAAGGCTATATATGTAGGTCTTTTGACAGTAGAACAGAAAGACTTATTAGTAGTTCAAATGTTTGACGAGGATAGCTATTTTAATCCTATCTTGGATGGTAACGAGCCGCAGAACTGGATCATCTCAATTGAGGAGATAGAGCAGAACATTTACTATGACTTCAACTGGTTGCAAGACCTAGAGATGATTATATTTGTTCCAGTTGTGAACCCAATGCCGTTCTAACAAGTGCACGTAATCTTCCCACGCCCACTTAAGAGAGTACTTGGGAAGATTATACCTTTCTCACTGTACGACCTAGTGCCTACGTTTAACTTAGGTACTGGGACGGCTAACATCACGACCTACCTTCGTGGTGATCAGACGTGGGTTCCATTCTCTGATATCCTACCAACTGCGTCATACGGGCTGTATGCCCAGACAGCGTTAGGTACTAACATCACAAATACAACGGTTGAGACATCGTTAGTAGGTACAGGAGTTGGGACTCTAACGGTCCCAGCGAACGCGTTCAAGGTTGGAGATAGCTTCACTGTTAAGATGTGCGGACACCTGTCATGTGCGAACAACGAGACCATACACATCAGGCTTAGATCTGATGGAAATGTCATCGGGGATCTAGGTGTATTTCAAATGAAAATTTCTACTAACAAGCACTTCGAGCTGGTGTCAGACTTTACGATAACTAAGTTAGGGGCTGCTGGGGTAGCTGAGCTGTTTGTTAATGGCCAGTACTCGTATAACCAGAACGCTAACACTCAGCTTGACGGTGTAAACTTTGCGTTGATATCTAACACAACCTTTAATACTACCATAGTTAACACACTTACTATTACAGCACAGTGGGGATCTGCAAAAACAGAAAACTCGATACAGTCTCAGAATTTCGTCCTACAGAAAGTATATTAATATTAATTAGTATCTTTGCACAATGGAACTTAGTAAGACCGCAATATACTATAGAAAGAACCCAGAAGCTAGAAAAAAGCACCAGGAGACGTCTAAAAAGGCAGCAGCAAAGCCTCTTGCTATAAAGAAGAGGGTAGAGGCTAACGCTGGACGTAAGTCTTTAGGTCTTAAGAAGGGGGACACTAGAGATGCGAGTCATAAGGGCGGCAAGATTGTTGCCGAGGATAGAAAAATTAACCGTGCCAGAGGAGGCGCACTTAAACGATAGAAATGCAAAAACAAAAGAAGAACTACGTACCAACAATTAATGGCGTTCCAATGGGAACTTTGAATGCGGCACTTGACTTCACTACCGACTTCATTGAGTTCCCAGAGAGTACTCCATGGTCAGTTCAGGTTGAAGCATGGGCTGGAGTTGATGCAATAACACCAACTATCACTATCTTATGTTCTAACGTTCAGGCTGGAGATTATGTAGAGTACGACTCGTTGTCTACTAATGTAGATTTAACAGTATCTTCTAACAGAGTTATCTATGACAGTATATTCGCGCCTAGATTTATGAAGATTAAGTACGTATCTGGATCATCAGTTGGTACGTTCAAGCTTACAGTTAGTAAGTAATGACCGTTAGGTATGTCATCGTTCTATTACTAGCTAGTGTAGTACTACACAGCTGCCACAACGCCAAGTATCATCTAGACAAGTTCTATGACAAGGGCGGAGTAATAACGTGTGATACCACCTATATAAATACTACTGATACATTAACTATTAAGGGAGCTGACGGCAAGGACTCTCTTATATATATCGTTAAGAATATCCCAACCATTTGTCCACAGGCAACTGTAGAGACAAGGTGGGCGGTAAGGTTTGACAACAAGAGGTTCAAGGACTCGTTAAAGATAGTATCTAACATGTACGCTGACTCATTGAAGGCAGCTATAAAGAATAACAAGATTGACGAAAAAACAAATAGGGTCCAGATAAAGGAAGAGAACAGAAATTATCCTTGGTGGATGGTCTTCTTATCAGTTATGGGTGCTATTTTTATATGCATAATATTAACCAAGCTGCTAATCAAACCATGAAGGCAAAAATCTCGCTAATAATACTATCCGTGTTCTCATTCTTCGCTCCTATAGAGCTATGCGCAATTATACTAATGAGCATGATCTTCATCGACACTATGGTGAAGATGGTATCTATAAAGAAGATCGCAGGTAGAGAAGACAGGGCTTATAGAGACGTTTTCAAGTCTAAGATGCTTAGACGTGGCTATATATTCAAGACCGCTGGATACTACATCCTGGCGATAGCTATATTTCCACTAGACTTTTACGGACTAACGCCTTTCACTGCTAGCGTTATAAAGGGACTAGGCTACACATTCGTTATCCCTACTACGGCACTATTCACTAACATATTACTTTGTATATTTGCCCTTATAGAGTTCTCAAGTATCAACGAGAACTGGTTTGATATAAGCGGAAACAATATACTAAAGAGCGTATTCAGCGTTGTTAAAAAGATCAGATCTACTGTAACTCAGGTATCTGACACTTACAAGGATATTAAAAACTAACATATGTCAAAGTATCTATACATATTCGATCCAGGTCATGGCGGACTTGTGGACGGTAAATACCAGACGGCTGGTAAGAGGTCGCCTAAGTTTTCTGACGGACGGGTTCTATTTGAGGGCGTAAACAACAGGGACAACGTGCAGCGTATAATGAAGGCGTTCAGAGAGAATGGGCTTGAGTGCGTAGACGTTGTGGACTCTGAGTACGACGTGTCACTCATAGAGCGCGTAAAGAAGGCGAATAAGCTATCTAAAGAAAGAAAATGTGTCTACATATCAATTCACTCAGATGCGAACGGAGACGGCGTTAAATGGGATCAAGCAAGCGGCATGTCTGTGTACACATCAAAGGGTCAGACAAAGTCCGATATCTTTGCGTCAATCGTCATAGACTCATTACAAGAGAACTTCTTGTCTACCATTAAGTGGAGGACTGATAAGACTGACGGAGACGAGGACAAGGAGGAGAACTTCTACGTACTAAAGAACACGGACTGTCCAGCTATACTATGTGAACTAGGTTTCCACACGAACGAGGCTGAGACAAGGCGTATGATGACGCTAGATTATAAGAACAAGATAGTTGACGCAATGGTTGCTTCAGCAATTAAATTTGATAAGTTATGAGTAAGAAGATCGCAGGAACTACTAGCATCGAGAAGACATACGTGTCAAGACCTGGCGTACATGCCAAGGCTAAGACTAGTAAGTTGAAGAGCAGTAAGAACTACAAGAAGATGAACGTAGGACAGGGTAAATAGTTTGTCCCAAATTTTCACTATATTTGTGACTAAATTAAATTAAAATGAAAAAATTAACTAAAGACGAACTAGAGAAGTTCACTAATGCTCGTACAGAGTATGCATCGCTTAGAAATAACTTGTGTGACATCACACTAGCTGAGGAGCGTCTAAAGACAGACAAGCAGACAACACTTATTAACATCTCCATGGCGTCGACCACGTTATCTGAAGTACATCAAGAACTTCAGGATAAGTATGGCGACGGTAAGATCAATATGCAGACAGGAGAGGTGTCATGATAATCCGAAAGATATCAATCGGTAATGACCTACTGAACGCTATGCACTTCCAGGCTGGGAAACCAGCCATGGGCGGTGCGTCTACTATATCTGATATCATAAAGAATATAGACGGATCTATAGACGTGTTCATAAGTAGAAGTCCTGAAGGATTGGTTGAGATCGTTAAGTGGAAAACAATTGGGGCGACCGTCCCAGTAACAATCGAGTATAACTTAGAATTTTAAGATGCGTTCACCGAACTACTTTATTATAAAACCTTATAATGGAGCTAGATACGATAACATCAAGAAGTTTGGAGACGTAGACTTTGTGATGTCCTCATCTGTTGAGGATCACACGGTAACTAACCGCTTCGCAGTTGTCCAGTCTACCCCAAGTTGGTACGAGGGTCCAATAATCCCAGGAGACGTTGTAGTGGTTCACCACAACACGTTCAGGTTGTACTACGACATGGACGGCAGAGAGGCCAGCTCGTGGACGTTCTACAAGGACGACATATACTTAGTCGACATAGACCAGATGTACCTGTACAGAAGAGATGAAGGCCCATGGAAGGCGATTGCTCCCTACGCGTTTATTAAGCCACAGAAGAACGACAACACGTCGTCTGTGCTTACACACTACGTGGAGAAGAGTACGTTCGGAAATATTGTATATTTACCAGACGGAGAGAAGGAACTAGAGGTGGGCATGGAGGTATCCTTCAAGCCAGGATCTGAGTACGAGTTTAAGATAGACGGAGAGAAGTTGTACCGAATGAGAACTAGGAACATATGTCTGACGACCTAAGAAAACAACGAGAGAGAATACTAACGGCTGGACAGAAGGCTGTTGAGGAGTTGATAACGGTTCTGAGTAGTAAGATACTCACAGCTGGTGGAGACGACTCGGACCTATCGGCCGACAAGATGAAGAACGCAGCAGCTGCAAAGAGACTGGCGTTTGAGGACGCACTGTCTATAAACGAACAGATAGAAAAAGAACGTGCCAAGTTTGATGAGACGCTAGTCCCAGAGATAACCATGGGCAACAAAGGATTTGCGGAAGGAAGGGCAAATGGAAGAAAGTAAGCACTCTCTATACAGGGTCCTAAAGGACCACGTAAACATAAACGCGATGACAAAGCGTAACTCATTGAAGTCCTGGAAGTACGGATACGATGAGGACTACGACGTTATTATAATATCTAGAGATGGAACACTGGGAGAGGTGTACGAGATAGACGGCCTAATCATAGGCCTTCCTAAGCTACAAGATAAACTAGAGGATGGACCTAATAAGTGGGTCGCAGCAGATTATCCAAAGGATCTATCAAAGATAAAGACGGTGTTTGACTGGAACAGACACGACAACATATTTAAGTCAAAGCATATAGACTATATAGAGCAGGAGTACAGCAGACGTGAGAACGGTCACTGGTTCATGAATAATGGTGTACCTACGTACATTACTGGGACTCACTACATGTATTTGCAGTGGTCAAAGATTGATGTCGGACTACCAGACTTCCGTGAGGCAAATAGGATACTATACATACACTGGGCTGCATGTGTTGCAGATA